GGTCAATCCAGACTAGAACGTCTATTTGGGCTGGACCACTATCGTCCGATCTTTCGGTTTGTCGAAGAACTTCAAGGTGTATAAACATACACCTACGGGTTTCTCGACCGATAAGTCAATCCAGACCAATTATTTGTTCGACATCCTTGAACCTAACCGCGATCTCCGATCACTCAACAGCGCAATGAAGAATGCATTTCCAGCGTGGAGTAAGGATGATTTGGCAAAGTTCATCGAATGTCTGCGACGCCAAATGGAAAGATCTAGTCTCAATGATGACCAAAGAATCGAGATTCTGAGTTATCTCAAACCCACAAACGTGCGTCTTCAGGAGACAGCTTACTAGAAGCGCTCCCAAATTAAGTGGGTTAATGCAGTGATCGAATCTGTAGTTGGACCGAACGTCCATGAGAATAATACCAGATTGATCCACCCACTGAAGACTGACTTGACACTGGATCGCGAGGAAATCAAGCGTAAACTTTTGGAGCGTGAGAGGGATTTTCTTAATGACAGAGGACTTCTCAACTTCACCAAGTGGCTTTGGCCCGTAAGTCCCCGCGTCGAACACGTGGAATATCAGTCTCTGCGAAGGCAAATCTTTTCTGACCAAAACAAATACATACAAAAACATGTCGATTAGAACACCGCTGGAGTAGAAAGACTTTAGGCTCAACATGGAATCCAGACCATGATGCTCTTCAGTGGAAGAAAAGAGGAAACTCAGCGCGAGGAAGAGGCGACTGCACCGCCATCAGCAGCAAAACTTAACATGCATATCGCCAGAAGTTATCCCTTTGCCCAGGACAAAGCACTCAAGTTAGAAGAACTCTTGACAAAAAAATCTTCAGACACTAGACCAATTTCTGTTAATAGTGGTGTGTCGAATGCCCGACGTGGCATGTAACTCCTTGCTCAGGAGATGACGGGGTATTAGAGCGAGCAGATAGGTAAATTCCTCGGAGCCTATATCACGGAGGTCAAGCGTTACAAAGCCAAGAAGATAAAGATTACGCGTAACATTGACCCATCAATGACTCTTCTTGCCACGGATTATTACCATGTGAAAGACTTCGAAGACGGAGAACTCATGGACTACAATCCCAGCGTCATCAACGACGGAGAACGATATCAAGGCCAAATGCGATAGGCTATTCGTTGGGCGAGAGAAGATCTAG